GTAAAGTTGGAGGAAGCTTTTGAAAAGCACCGAAACTGTCTCTCGAGACAGCTGTATGCTGATCATAAACTTCCAGGAGATTTGGCAGATGCTATTCAGATGGCTTCTACAACCATCTTTCTGAAAGGTGATAGAATGAATGTTCTACCCACCAAGATCCAACCTTCTCTTCATTCTTGTCTCCAAGCGAAGATTAAAGATGGAGGTTCAGCATCCCTGTTTGCCAATTTTGAACCAAGTATAGGTCCTGTAACAGGCATCTTAGAATCTAAGATGGCGCAGGTTTGCCGGTCATTTAATGACTGGCGGCATAGGACTCTTGATAGTGCTCTTTATAAGACTATGGAGTCAAGTGCTGACTTCGAGAAAGGTAGTTCTATAAACCATTCTCGTGACCTAAAAGTTGTTGCTATCCCTGAACCATCTAAGTTTAGGATAATAACAAAGGGTGATGGTTATACATACACCGCCCTTCAGCCTCTGCAATCACAGCTTTTGTCAGGATGGAAACAATGTCCAGCCTCGACAATGCTGCTCCAAGATCTTTGCCCTAAGATCGCAAAGATGGAGAGTCGAAAGGATGAGCTACCATATTTCTGCTCTGCAGATTACGAAAGTGCTACCGATTTCCTTAATAAGGAATGCACTTTCTTAGCTCTAAAACCTCTCGCGGGAAAGAGTCCTCATTATGGTTTAGCGATGGATTCCTTTAAAACGGGAACCGTTATCTACCCTCAGTCTAAAGAAGACAGGGCAGAAGGAAAACCTGAGGTTACTATTAGAAATACACAGGGTCAACCCATGGGGCACCCTCTTTCTTTCCCAATCTTATGTGTCATCAATTTAGCTGTTTACTGGACTACACTTCATCGTTATTCGAAAGAGAAGTGGCCAGGTGCTAAACCCGTTGACTTCCGTAGACGAGCCTATTTCTTTTCAAGGCGTCAAAGGAAAGTTCTAGTTAACGGTGATGACATGCTCTTTTAGACCAATCAAAGAATGTATGAAATATTCTTTGAAGTCGCGACCTCCGCTGGGCTTAGACCCTCGGTCGGTAAGAACTACTTAAGTGAGGATACTGCAATGATAAATTCGCAGTTGTTTCACAGG